AGAGACTTACCGATAGCAAAGAAGCGACTCATAACACTCAGATTAAATGTGAAGAGACTGATGGATTCTTTGAACCACTTACTTCTAATCCAGAGGCTACAGATGGTTTTTCAGTTCATTGTGCAATTCTTGATGAAATTAAAGATTTAACTGATCCAAGCATTCAATCAATCCTTTCTGATGGTACAGCAGCACGACCAAATTCGTTAGTACTCAACATTACTACTGCTGGCCCAAATACTAACTCTCTAGGATATGAAGTTTACGAAGATTCTAAAGATGTACTTCAAGGAAAGTATGATTTAGAGAATTGCTTCTGCATTATTTACGAAGCAGATGAAGATGACCTAAAGAATTGGGATACAGAAGAGGTTTGGAGAAAAGCTAATCCGAACTTTGGGGTTTCAGTTTCTAAAAGTTATTTCGAGAGGAAAGTAAAAGCTGCTAAAGGCAATCTTAGAAAGAAAAATGATTTTTTAACTAAGCATCTTAACGTATGGAGTAAGTCATCTACTGGATGGTTAGATATTACAAAGTGGGATGATTGTTATAAAGATGTATCGATTGAAGATGTAGAGCATCTTCCAGCAATAATGACTTTTGACCTTTCAAGTAAACTTGACTTAACAGTAGTTCAACTCACCTTTTTTGAAGGATCATCAATAGCTGATTTAAAATTGTATCCATTTACATTCAGCTACCTTCCTGAGAAAAGATTTACAAAGGATAGCGGAGAGAGCAATGACCGTTACTTGCAAAAACTCAAAGAATGGAGAGAAAAGAGTCATATAATTCCTTGTGGTGAGAAAGAAATAGCACCTTTAGATGTTAAAGACGATATACTCGACTTATATCACAAGTATGATGTCCGACAAATTGGATATGACCCTTCAGAAGCTCATGCTATCATTAATTTACTCGAGAGAGACAATATTTTAGATCCTGAAAAGGATATGATCGAAATACCAATGGGATTTAAAAACTTTTCGGAGGGTACGAAGACTTTAGAAGGGATGATCCTGTCTGAAAGAGTAGTTAACACTGGAAATCCTGTTTTAAGGTGGTGTTTAGAGAATACTCAGATCAAAATTGATCATAAAGACAGAATCAGGCCAGTAAAAGAGAGTAACGATGAAAAAATAGATGCTTCTGTGTGCTTAATAATGGCTGTAATCACATATATATGGACGATAGACGGTCAAGATACAGGAGTTTCATCGTGGATAGATAGGGCAAAAGACGAAGAAAAGTTACTAGAAAAAGAAAAATTCATCGAAGAAGACGACGAAAAAGAGCAGGAAAAAGACGACGAACAACCTGAAGAACGCCGTAAAAGAGCGGTTTCATCATGGGTAGATCGTTATTCATAAAGTAGAGAGAGACAATGAGTGAAGATTTTAAGAAGAAAGTTAAATCAAGAAAACTAATAATAGCTGGAATCTTATTTGCAACCTCTACAGTGTTGCTTGTAACAGGTAATGCTGAATTCTCAGGTTGGTCTAGCTTTAATCAATGGGTATTTGGTTTATATGCAGCCGGGAACGTAGGGGAGCATCTGAAGGACGCTATGAAAGAGAAATAAAAGTCCTATACCAGTCTTATATCAAATATTTATTCCCAGCTAGCTAGACAAATAAGAGAGAATAAATTATGCCGAGTATTTTTGGTAATGCTGTTCAAAAGCATTTCAATCAGGACAGCTCAAATTTAAAGAATCCAGAACCATGGTTAGGAAATTTAGTAGGAGGTAGTAACTCAGCAGGAGTTTCTGTAAATGAAAGAACTGCACTTGAACTCTCACCTTATTTCAATGCAGTTAATTTAATTAGTGATCACTGTGCTCAGCACCCTTTCTTTGTGATCCAAAAAGATTACAGTACGAATAATATTGAAGTTCTTGCTGATCATAATATCACCAAATTGATTCAGCATGAACCAGCTCCTTTCTTAGACGGATTCCAATTCAGAAAATTGATGACACTATGGAAATTGAATTGGGGAAATGCTTATTCATTGATCGAGAGAAACGGATCTGGACTTAGAATTAATACAGTAAATGATAAGAAGTTCAAAAATCAGCCTAGAAATGAAGTGGTTAAACTTCATCCAAAGAAGCCATGGGAAACGACTGTCATTTTTGACAAAGAAAAGAAACAAAAACTATTCAAGTTCAAAGATGAAGACGGTCTCTTTAAACCACGAGATGTAATTCACTTAAAGCAGTTCTCAACTGATGGTATAGTTGGAAGATCAATAATTGACTATGCAGCCGATCGGTTTAGTGGTCATTTAGCTACTGAAAAGTACGGAGAGAAATTCTATAAGAACGGTACACACATGGGAGGAATCCTAACAGTAGCTGAAGATTGGGGACGAAATGCTGAGAATGCTAATAAGATTAAATCAGCTATCCGTAGAGAATTGAGAAATGTTTACGGTGGTGAACCTAACTGGCACAACATCGGAATTTTTGATAAAGGTGATAAGATAGATTATCAGAACCTTACACTCCCTGCAGATGAAGCTCAGTTAATTGAACGCTCTAAGTTTTCAATTGAAGATGTAGCACGTTGGACAGGTGTTCCAGTTTCCAAATTGAAGGGAGACCAAAACACTTCTTATAACACAAGAGAATTTGAAGCACTTGATTTCATTCAGGACGGACTTATGCCAAGACTTGAAGTTTGGCAACAAGAACTCCGCCGTAAGCTTCTTAGTGAAGAAGAGAAAAAAGAAGGATATCAAATCTTAATTGATATTAAGAAGCTTGAAAAAGCAGATCTCAAATCTACTGCTGAGTACTTAGCAAAGTTAGTTGATAGAGCAATCATGACTCCTAACCAAGCTCTTGAGTTCTTAGATATGGACACTTACGAAGGTGGTGATATTCACTTAATGCAACGAAATATGACCACGCTCGAGAATTTTGAAGAAGAAGGTAATCAGACAGATACAGAGGTTGTTGATAACTTTGCTAACAAATTGAAAGAGACAATAGAGCAACCGAAGGCACATACTAACGGACACTCAAGGTAAAATAATTCCTTTAAGCTGAGTGTCCGGCGGGTATTTATATGGTAGAAAACGATGGCTGTGAGAGGCATCGTCTACTTGCAATTCAATAGAGAGACAAATTGAGCAATACTAGACCATTTCATCTTGAAATTCGTCAAGAAGAAAATGAATCTGGCGAGATAGTTGCCGAGATCGACATTGAAGGGACTATTGGAGAGGATTTCTTTTCTGATGATGAAGGCAATACTGCAGAACTATTAAGAGAACAACTCAGAGAGATATCAGCTGTTGATGCTGGTAAGATCGATGTCAATATCAGATCCCTTGGTGGTGATGTTGGCCACGGTTTAGCCATTCATGACTTGCTTGCAGAAGCAGATGCTAGAGTAACAACTAATGTGAAAGGATTAACAGCTTCTGCAGCAACAATCATAGCACAAGCTGGCGATGTACGAAAGATGTCAGACAATGCTATGTATCTGGTTCATAGAACGTGGACCATGATTAGTGGTAACGCTAATGACATGGAGTCAGCTCAGGGAGACCTGACGAAAATGGATAAGAACGCAGCTAAGGTTTATGCAAAGCGTTCTGGTAAAGATGCTGACTTCTTCTTGGATCTAATGAATGAAGATGGTGGTGATGGTCGCTGGCTTAGTGCTGAAGAAGCAAAGGAATTTGGATTGATCGACGAAATCACTGAGCCACTTGAAATGGCTGCTCAAGTAGACGAGACAGTATTTGCAAATCTAGGACTCAAAACTCCGGAGAATGATAACCAGGTAAACGCCGACAGTGAAGTGAAGCTGTATCTGGAAGGAGGATATGACAAAATCAGAGCAACAGTTGAGAAGGACATTAAAAACGAAATAGAGACAAAAGAAGAAGCTCTGAAATTCTTCGGATTCGAGTCAGAAGAATCTACAACGGTTACAGACGAAAAAGAAAAAGAAGCTAATCATCAAGGCTACAGCGTGGCAGCGCGCGAACGGACGTTGTGGCTGCTTAATAAAAAGAGAGAGAGTTAATGAATAAAGTTAAACAAGCAATCGAAGAACGTAACGATGCTTTAGACACTCTTGAGCGCATCCACAACGAAAATCCGCAAGGTGAATTAGATGAAGATGCACAAAAAGAGTGGGACGAAGCACAAGAAATAGTTAATGAAAAAGAAGCGTTTCTTGATCGACAAGAAACAATTGACAATTCAAAGGATTACAGCGCTAATGTAATTCGTGAGCAAAGTAAGGGTGAAGAAGAAACTCTTAATAAGTTCAAGTTTTCTGAAGCTATTGCATATGCACAACAACCTAATAGTATTGAAACCTACAAAGCTGGATACTATGAGGAAATGAGTCAGGAAGCTGAAAAGGAAATGAAAAGCTCTGGTATTACACCAGAAGGAAACAGTGTTTCAATTCCTTATAACGTACTCACAAATAAATTCAGTAATGATCTTACGGTTGGTACTGAAGGTGACGATGTTGTTGATACTAAATTTGGAGGCTGGATTGATACATTAAAAGAAAGTCTCGTATTCAGTGACATCGGTGGTAACGGTGCTCGAATAATGACGGGTCTTGAGCAAGATCAACACTTCCCACGTAGAACTAACCGAGGAAAAGGTAATTGGGAAGGTGAAAATGACGATTCTCAAGAACACACACCTTCATATGACAATGTTAAGATGTCTCCAAAGCGTCTTGCATTGCAAGTTGACGTTTCAAATCAAATGATTCGTCAAACACGTCCTGACATTGAACAAATGATTCAGGAAGATCTGTTGCTAGAAGCTAAGTTGAATCTTGAAGGTGTAGCAATTGCTTCAGCTTCTGCTGCTTCTCCGGAAGGTATCTTGGATATCGGCGGAAATAGCGATCTTTCAACTGGTTCTGGTTCGTTGCTCACATGGGATAAAGTTGTAAACCTAGAAACTCAAGTAGCTGAAAATGATGCCCTTATGGGATCTGTTGCTTACTTGACTAACAACAAAGTTCTTGGTGAGTTGAAGACAATCGTTAAAGAATCTGGTGAGGCTAGATATCTTTACAACGATACAACAGGACGTATGAACGGATATGAAGTTGCTCGTACAAACTTGGTTCCATCCGACCTTACAACAGGTGGTGGTTCTAGCTTGTCAGCACTCATATTTGGTAACTTCCGTGACTTGCTAATCGGTCAGTGGGGAGGAATTGAAATACTTAGAAATCCTTACTCACAAGCAGGTAAAGGAATTACAGAGATTCACATGAACATGTATGCAGATGTAGCAGTCCGTAGAGACGAAAGCTTTGCATACTATGCAGACGTGACAACAAGCTAATATTTCTTAGTACATGAGGTAATTGAATATTATCTCCTGAAGGGAGCAGTCACATTTAAAAGGCTGTTCCCTTCTTTTTTTAGGGGTAATGAAATCAGATAGATTTCATATCTATCTTAAACTATATCAAGAGAGAGCAAGACTGTGGCTGTTAATGGCTCTAGATACTTTTCTGTAACTATAGATCATAATCAAGTACCAAATAATAATCAGAATGGGTTTCCTGTATACCTTGATTTATCTGATTTGGGAAGTGGTCATGGGTTTTGGTCTAATGTAGATCCAAATGGTGATGATATTCGTGTAGTTGATTCAGGATCTCAAGCTGAAGTTCCGTTTGAAGTAGTTTCTGTTGACACAACAAATAATACAGGTGAAATACATTTCAAAGGTGATTTAAGTCATACTAGTGATACAGAGTTTCTGGTTTATTATGATTCCTCAGATCAGCCTTATGATCCAACTGGTTCTTATGGTCGTGATAATGTGTGGACTGATTATCTAGCTGTTTGGCACATGGACCAAGATCCATCTTCTACCAACCAAATTGACTCTACAGGAAACGGTTATGATTTATCAGCAGGATCAGGTTTGGATTCCTCAAATTTGGTTGACTCAAAGATAGGTAGAGGAATCAGATTTGATAGAACTACTAATGATTATTTACTACAGAATAATTGGGATGCGATAGACGGGAATCCTTCTTTCAGTATTACTCTATGGGAACAAACTAACGGTAGTACGGACAATTATGCTGGATTTTTCCATTCAGCGGATCTCAATGGAAATGGTCATCTTCAGCTAGGTAGAGAAGGTAGTAATCCATATCTGAGAGCTAATACAGATCCTGGTAGAGTAAGAGCACTTACTGGAAACGCATATGATGATAGTTGGCATCTCGTTGCTCTTACATATAGTGGTGGTAGTTCATGGACTGCTGCACCACAAGGTGGTGGGGTAAGGATGTATACAGATGCAAGTGAAGTCGATTACAATACAGATAGTAACGGAACACCTACCATAAATCCCGGAAATTTATATGTGGGTAAAAATAATCCTGATACACCATTAGGTGGTGCATGGCCCGGAGAATTCAATGGAGTTATTGATGAATTAAGACTTGCGAGCATTGTATTTGATTCTTGGAGATTACAAACAGAATATAATAATCAGAATTCTCCATCATCTTTTTATACGCTTAGCAGTGAAGTAACTCTAGCAGTTACAATCCAAGCTTCTTTTGGAATTTCACAAACCAATCAAGTATCACAAAATAATAAAGCTACGAGTGGAGCTTCTGTAAGTGTAGATCAACAATCTACAATTCAGGAAGGTTCTGCTGCTTCAGCTGATGATGCATTAAGCCTATCTCAACTATCTACAATATTAGACTCATCAAAAGTTAGCGCTACAGCTAATATCAATATTGATTCAGTTCAAAGTATAGATTCAAACGGAATAGCTACGATACAAGCCACATTATCACAAGCTCTTGTAAATGCTATTAATTCTGATGGTTCTAAGTTGATTACAGCTTCATTTTCAGTATCAAGCCAATCTATAATTAGCCAATCTAATAAAGCAACGACAGATGGTAGTGTAAATCTATCAATGCAGACTGTTTTCTCAGTCTTATCTAATGCTTTTGCTAGTACAGACATTTCTATGTCATCGGTTCAGTCGTTCATGGTGGTAGGAAACACTGCCAAAGTAACGCTAACCGATGGACGTACACTTACAATTAAGCTTGAAAACAGAACTATAACACCTGAAAAGGAAAATAGGACAAATACAGTACCAGGTTCTAAATCGAGAAAGATGAAAATAGATAAAGAAGACAGAACAGTTAAAATTGACGAAGAAAATAGGTCAAGCGGTGGCTAAAAATAATAGTTATTCAATAGAGAAATGATCATTTCAAGAGAGAGATTTGATGAAAGAACAGTTAAGGCACTTAACTAAACAAGAAAGAATTTGGACTTGGGAATGCTACGATCCAAATGATCAGCTAAAATGGATTGAGATTTTTGTTAATACAACAGTTGATGAAGGACTTAATGATATTCTGGATAAGTACTGGAAAGGTTCATCTTATACAGCACAACATTATGTAGGATTGACAGATGGTTCACCTACATTTGCTGCTGGTGATACGATGAGTTCTCATTCAGGATGGACTGAAGTAACAGCTTATGATGAATCAAATAGGATTGATCTTACAGCTGGACTTGGAAGCGTTTCAGGTCAAAGCGTAAATAATTCTGGTAACAAAGCCACATTCACAATCAATTCTGATAACACTACAATTGGTGGTGGATTCATTGCTACTGATAATACTAAAGGTGGCAGTTCAGGAATATTGATTGGTGGAGGTTCATTTTCATCTGATAAGACAATTGGTTCAGGTGATACGCTAGAGGTAACAGTCACAATAAGTGAGGCTAGTGGATAATGACTACTGTTTTCCTAAAA